CACCGACATCCATCCGTGGAAGGTCTTCCTGCGCGATGGCGGCGATCCCACCAGCCCGATGGTCCGCTTCCACCAGCCTGTCGCCAATGCGAACGGACTGACCTCGATCATCGAGATGTTCCGCCGTTTCGCTGATGAGACCACGTCGCTGCCCAGCTACACGCACGGCGACACGGCGCAGTCCCTGAACAAGACCGCCACCGGCATGTCGATCCTCATGGGGCAGGCCAACGTCGCGCTGAAGTCGACGATCAAGAACATCGATGACTTCCTCGTCTCGCCGATGATCAAGGCGCTCTACCACTGGAACATGAAGTGGAGCGACAATGCCCGCGCCAAGGGTGACCTCAACGTCGTCGCCAAGGGCAGCACGTCCCTGATCCAGCGCGAGGTTCGCTCTCAGCGGCTGCTGCAACTGCTGTCTCTGATCAGTAATCCGGTTGACATTGCCATCACGAAACGTAGAGAACTGCTTACGGAAATCGTGAAGAGCATGGACATTAACCCTGAAATGGTTCTTAAATCAGAGGAAGAGCTTGCAAAAGACGCGCAACTCCAGCAAATGCTCGCCCAAGGCGGCGCGAGCGATCCTCAGTCTGACGGCCAATCCCCAATGGAAGGAATACAAGACCTTTCTAATGGAGCGGCTGGAGGCCTGCCGGGACAGGTTGGAGACCGCTCAGGACCACAGGTTTGAACAAGGGCGAGCCGCTGAACTGCGGTTCATCCTTGAGCTAGAAGAAACGGCTGAGGCCGTTCTGAAAACCGAGAGGTCGGCACCCGCCGACAACTCACTGTATTAACCCCAGCGGACTCTCCAAGTGGACCCGCAAAAAGGTGATCAATGAAGGTAGACCCGGAGCAACTTGAACGAGAAGCCGAAGAGCTTCAGCGCAAAATGCTTGAAGAACTCGGTGCCCAGAATCAGGACACCACCGAGAACCAAGGGCAAGCTGAACCCGCCCCCGAACAGTCATCGGAAACGGCGGTCGACGGCCAGCAGACTGAGGTGGAAGAGGATCGCGGCGATCCGACCCCATCGCTCGATGAGCAACTCAAGCTCGCCGAGGAACGTGTCAAGAACGCCCAGTCTCGAATGACCAAGGCCACGACCGAGGCCGCAGAGCTTAAGCGATCCGTCGCTGACCTCCGCGCCGAAGTCGAGACCCTTCGGTCCCAACTGGCTCAACAGCCCGAGGAAGATGTTGAACTGCGTACCCTCGCCGAGGAGTACCCCGACATCGCCGCGCCGCTGCTGAAACAGATTGAGGCCCTGAAGGCTGAGGTCAGAGAAACCCGCAACCTCACCGAGGAAGAGCGAAAGCAAGAAACGACCAAGCGACACTTCCAGACCATCCGGTCGGCGCATCCTGACTTTGACACAGTCGTGTCGGACGACGGGTTCACCGAGTGGCTCGAGCAGCAGACGCCGACGTGGCGCAGGATTGCCGAGGCTGGGACCGCTGACGAGGTCGTTGAGCTTCTGTCTCGTTTCAAGGGCGAGGCGGCATCGCCGCAACAGCCGGAATCCACAATTGAGGAAGCGCGGAAGTTCGCTGAACCCACGCTTCCGAAGGCGAGGAAACCGGATTCGAACTCGAACAAGCGCATCTGGACGCGAGACGAGATCAACCGCCTCTCACTTCAAGACTACGAGAAGTTCGAGGCTGAGATCGACCAAGCGTATCTGGATGGGCGGGTTCGCTGAATCAACTGTTGTGAACTGAGGTCACTCCAATGCCCGCTTTCCCCACCGGTGGCGCGAACAGCGCCGCCAACTTCATCCCCGAAATCTGGTCGAAGAAGCTGCAGGCGAAGTTCTACGCCTCTTCGGTCCTCCCCTCGATCAGCAACACTGACTACGAGGGCGAGATCACCGGCGAAGGCAACAAGGTGAAGATTCGTACCGTCCCCTCCGTGACGGTCTCGGACTACACCGGCACCGTCTCGTACGCCGACGTGACGACCCAGATCGTCGAACTGAACATCGACAAGGCCAAGTCGTACGCCTTCAAGGTGGACGACATCCTGAAGGTTCAGGCCGACATCGCCTTCCAGAACGAGTCCGCCAAGGACGCTGCCGAGCAGATGCGGATCGCTGTCGAAACCGACGTTCTCGCGAACATCGTGACCGGCGCGACCACGACCCTCGACAAGGCGTCGGTGTCGGCCTCGAACATCCTCGACCACGTCCTCGAGGCTGGCCGGAAGCTCGACGAACTGAACATTCCGGAGTCTGACCGGTTCATCGTCCTCAGCCCGCTCTACATCGAGATGCTGAAGAAGTCGGACCTGAAGCAGGCCTACCTCACCGGTGACGCCACGTCGCCGCTGCGGAACGGCAAGGTCGGCATGATCGACCGGTTCACGGTCTACCAGTCGAACCTGCTCGCCATCGGCACCGGCGGCGATGCTGGCAAGACCCTGTGCCTTGCCGGTCACCCGAAGGCGACCTGCTTCGCCTCCCAGTTCGTGAAGACGGAGACCATCCGTCTCGAGACGACGTTCGGCGACGGCGTGCGCGGCCTCAAGGTCTACGGCTACAAGGTCGTGGTCCCCAACGCGCTGCTGACGCTGAAGATGAAGACCACCGCCTAATCGGCGTGAGAGGGGGCTTCGGCCCCCTCTCTTTCTTTCTATGAGGAGAACACATGGACGTCAGTACCATGAACAAGGACGAGCTTTTCGACTTCGCCCTCAAGCAGTTCGGTGTGACCATCGACAAGCGGCGCAGGCTGGAAGAGCTTCAGGCGCAGGTCGCCAAGTACCAGACCATCGGCGCTCGCACGAAGCCGAAGGTCATGCCGGGTGAACGTGTTCCGGCGTTCGTCCGCAATATTCGCACCGGGGTAGTCTGGCCTTGGAATCCTCTGTACAAAGGCAACCCTGATCTCGAGGTAATCGAGTGGGAGCCTGAGAATGCCGAGCCTGAAGGTCACTGACCTCATCAACAGCGTTGCATCGACGCTGCAGGACACCTCCTTCGTCCGTTGGACGGCGCAGGAACTCCTCAACTACCTGAACGAGGCGCAGCGCCAGATCGTGCTGCACCGTCCCGACGCCCGCGTGGTGAATGCTTCGTTCACCTGCGTTGCTGGTCCGAAGCAGTCCCTGCCGTCTGGCGCGACCCGCCTCGTTGGCGTGACCCGGAACGTCAATGGCCCGGCGATCACCAAGATCAAGCGCGTGATCCTCGATACCAACCTGCCGAACTGGTACAGCCAGTCCCTCGGCAGCGACGGCTGGGTCAAGCACTACATCTACGACCAGCTTGACCCGAAGACGTTCTACCTCTTCCCCAAGCCGCATGCGAACCACCAGATCGAGATCACCTACTCGGAGCCGCCGCCGGTTATCACGGTTGCGAACTTTGCGACTGACACGCAGGTGATCGGCCTCGACGACATCTACGCCAACGCCATCATGGACTACATGGCCTACAGGGCGTACGCCAAGGACAACGAGTACGGCAACGTGAACCGCGCCGGTGTCTTCATGCAGGCCTTCCAGAACGGGATTGGCGTGAAGACGCAGGGCGATGGCGTCGTGGCCCAGAACATGAACCAGAACGATCCGGGGGTGGCCCAGTGAAGTACTCCGACTTCTTCCTCTACGTCATCCCCGAGGTTCCGGGGTGCCCCGAGTTCGTGGCAGAGCGGGCGATCCGCGAAGCAGCCATCGACTTCTGCATGAAGACCGACCTGTACATCGCAGAGCCCGAGAAGCTGCAGATCGTGGCGAACGTGTCGGACTACGATCTTCCGGCCCCCACGGGCGCGGAGCCGAATCATGTGCTGGCCCTGCTGCGCGAGGGTGTGAAGCTGGAGCCCAAGCGGTACACGGACGCATTCATGCTGTCCGCGATGGCGACCCCTGCGCCCCCTTCGTACTTCGCCCAGCGCGACAACACCTCGCTCATGGTCGGCCCGAAGCCGAAGGACTCCGAGCAGCTTGACCTGCTGATGAGCCTGAAGCCTTCCGCCACATCGACGTCGATGCCCGACACGGTCGGGTACGAGAACCGCGAGGTGATCTCCGCCGGTGCGCTGTACCGCCTGCAGGTCATGGCGGGCCAGCCTTGGACGAATGGCAACGCCGCTGGCGTGAACAAGGCCATCTATGACCGTGGCATCGCTGCTGCCATGCGCCAGTCCCACTATGGATTCAGTGGAGCCAGCCTCACCGTCCAAACGAGAGAGTTCATCTGATGATCACCGAAAAGCCCCCCGCTCACACCCCCAGCCGACTGACCCGTGTCGCCTGCTCCACCGTCTCTGCCCGCATCGCCCTGCAGACGAACACTCGTCGTCTGGAGATCACGAACATCGCGGCCCAGCAGATGATGATCCAGTTCGGCAACAGCGCCGTTGTGGCCGCAATTCCGGCTGCTGGAGCCTCTGTCAACGGCGGCTACCTCCTGCCCGCAATCGCGGGCGCAAAGGCCTTCCTTGACGCCCCCACTGACGCCACGCACGTCGCCTTCATTCTGGGCGCGTCCACCGGCGATGCGTTCGTCTCTGAAAGCGCCGACTGATGGCATACAGCGAAACCATCGAGCTTGTGCAGGGTGACCGTCTACCGCAACTGACGTTCACCCTGCGCGACCAGAACACCGCAGCCGCCGGGAAGACGCTCGACCCGGATGACCCATCGACGTGGGCCCCGTTCAACCTGACGGGCGGCTCGGTCCAGCTTCACATCCGCATCGCGGGATCGTCGACCATCAAGGAGACCCTGACCGGTGTCCTGACCGACCCTGCGAATGGCGTCGTGACCTTCGTCTTCAGCGCCACGACCCTCAGCGATGAGGGCATCTACGAGGCTGAGATCGAGTACACGAACAGCGGCGGGCTCAACCAGACCATCTATGACCTCGTGAGGTTCAAGGTCCGAGCCCAGTTCTGATGATCCGCGCCCTTCTCCACGTCCAGCACCCGGATGCGTCGGTAGAGCTAGTAGCCCTCGCCTCTACTGCGGAGTGGAAGAGGGTGGCTGCGACCGTCGCGTGGTCGAGCATTGCTGTCGTCGACGTGGACATGCAGGAGCGGATCAAGGTTCTGCTCGAGAGCCTGATCCTCGCCGACAGCGTCCTGATCTCCGTCACCAAGTCCGCTCAGGATGCGGTGGCCGTCATCGACTCCGTCGCGGTCAGCATCACGGCTGAAAAGGCGGACGCGGTGGCTGTGTCGGACCTTGTGTCGAAGGCCATCGACAAGCTCGCCTCCGATGGCGTGAGCGTCAGTGACACCCAAGTCTTCAGCATCACCAAGCTGATCGAGGACACCCTGTCGCTCGTCGACGTCCTCGACATGTCTTCGTCGATCCCGCCGCTCGACAGAACTGATTCAGCAACCATCAGCGACCTTGTGTCGTTCCTGATGACGAGGGACACCGCAGATACAGCAAGCATTGTTGATGCGATTGCGCTGGCGCTGACGAAGGCGGCGTCGGAGACGGTGACGGTTTCTGATACTGTCGCCGCTGATGTAACCAAGGCGCTGACCGAAGCTCTGGCTGCGACTGATGCAGCATCGCTTTCAACGACTGCTGAAAAGTCGGAGGCGGTGAGCCTCAGCGATGTTCTTT